CGCCACCGTTGCCGCCGCTAGTGCCAGTGAAGCCTCCGCCTGTGCCACCTGAACTTAGTACAGTATTAGGTGATACAAATCCGCCGCGGGATCCGCCACGGCCTGAAACTTCTGACAATGATCTAAACCAAGTTGCAGTTCCATCTGTACCAGGGCCGCCTGCTGAGCCGTTGCCGCCTGTGCCAACTTGTACGTCATATTCTACTCCAGGAACAACAGTAACTTGCTTTTCGCCAAAGCCAGCGCCGCCGCCTCCGCCGCCGCCGTTGCCATATCCGCCGCCACCGCCGCCGATTGTTCTAACTCTTACGGATGTAACATCTGCTGGTGCAATCCATTTATACAGACCTGGTGTAACTTCTGTTGCTTCTGTACCAGTATTAGGTATGTATTGGACCACAGGAGGCGATATTGACGTATCATTAATGTAAGTTACTCCGCCAGATCCTGCTTCTAAAACTATTGAACCGCTAGTTGATCCAGTTCTTAATTGAACATCAAATGACTCAACTCCTTCGGTTAATGAATCTGCAACTGCGTTAATCTGGAAAGATCCTTCGCCTTGAGCATCAATTGTAAATTGTCCAGATAACGTAGCAGGTGAAAAATCGCTTGCTGTAATGTTATTACCAACAATTGTATAAAATAATGTAGTTCCTGCAGGAACTTCAGTAGTCTGAACATTATAAGTTGCTGTATACGACCCTTCATTTAAGAATCTATTGTCGCTCGGATTACTTGTTGATCTTGAAATTGCATAAGTTGGAGTAGGTGCCGGAATTTGGCCTACTGAATTATCTATAATTGTAATTACACCAGTAGAATCTACAAAATTATTTCTTGCAGAATCTGTATATAATCTTAATCTAAAGCTTTCTTCACCTTCTGTAAAGCTATCTGCATTTAGTGTTCTATTAATGGTACGTTCTGCTTGTGTGTAAGAAGATGTAATAGTAATACTTCCTGATAAAGTATTATCAGTAAAATCAGCGGCTGTTACATTACCACTTACAACCTGTGTATCCCAGTACAACGTAATAGGGTAAGAAACATTAACTGCATTTACAATATAATCAACACTTGCATATCTTCCTGCACCATCATCTGCAATTTCATATTGATCTCTAGCAAGGTCAACTCCGATTGTATATTCTGGATCTCTTTTAATATCTGCAGGAACATCATAACCAGATAGCGCAGCAGTAGTATAAAAAGAAGGTTGTGGAACAGATACATAATTTCCTGTAGCAACAAATAATTGAATGTTACTTTCAAGTCTTCCGTCTACATTATTATCAACAGTAGTTCCAGCTGTTGGAATATCGTCAAAGTATACCCTAAATTCTAAAATATTGCTAGAACTTGCTCTAGCTGTAATTCTATAATTGTTTCCTTGATATACTTGGCTATAGTAACCTGTACCATTTTTTGTATATACTGTTTGGAAGTTAGTTGTTAAATCATAATTTCCTATATTTGATACAACAGTTGTACCCGATAATGTTTGTTCGTAACCAAATGATATTGTTCCGATACTACCTAATAGATCTGACCAATCTAATCCTTTATTTGTTCTAGCGCCTGAATTTGATGCTGAAAATCTAATTTGGCCGCCTGAATTAAAAAAATGTCTACGATGATTAGCATTGTTAAATGTAACTGTAAACTCGTGGTATATTTCTCCATTCCACGAAGCAGCTCTTGTATCAGTTAAAACTAATTTTTGTTCAGCTTGTGACGGGTGTACTAAAAACTTGTCTGCTTCAATGTCAGTCATTAAGTTTTCAAAATCAAGTATTCCTTTTTTAAAGCCTGTAGGATCGTTTGATAAATCACCATCATCGTCAATAAAATTACTAGTGTCTTCAGCAACAACGTTTAATCCAGCAGTAACTTGAGCAATTGATAAATCGCCTGGACCTACTTGGTGTACTCTTGCATTTAAAATATCAGTGTAAATGTTGTTTAAATCTACGGCTCTAACAATTCCGTCTAGTGCATCAACTTGCGCACTTGTTAATAATTGTCCGTATCCGTTAGTACCTGAGCCGTCACCGTATATTAGAGCAATTCTATTTTGTAAGTTGTTGATACGTGCTGCTGTAATTTCTGACATTATACATCCTTACACTTTAAGTACACATTCTACTAGTTTTTCGCCTTCTTCATTATTTGTTTCTAATGCAACTCCAACTAAACCGTTTGATGCTATTGTAGAAGCTATGCCATCTTGCCAGGCATATACTGCTTGTCCTTTCGAAATTGGACCTTTTACTCTTACTGGAACTCTACCTTTAAGTGCTAGGGCTTGCCCGTCTGCGTCTGAATTCATTAAATATGCAGGTTTTTCAGATACAACGCCAACTACAAGATCACTAACTTTCGCAGGTCTTGTTTCCGCTTCGCCGCCAACTGCCATTACTGTACCTACAGGATGTTCTTCGTCAGTTGTGTATTTTTCTGCTAAGTCAGCATAACGTGCAGCAGTTGCAGTACCTTGAAATAAATTAGCAACTAAATTACCGTCTGCTGTTCTAACAGCAACCGTATTGTTTGACAGTGTTTGGCTTCCGGGTGCATATTGTCCAGTGGCATATTTTAATTGATCTGCTTTATCAGACGTTCCTCTAAAATTAGTAGCATAAACTTCGTTCCATTTTAAAGTTGATGATCCAATATCAAACTGATCATTTGCTCCTGGAATTAATCCTGTTTGGTTAATTCTTCCAATTTCTGTTAGCGTACCAAGTGATGTTGTAACTCTAAATATTATATTTTGTCCTGGAAGATTTTGTTGTATAATACCGTCTTGGTTTTCTACTTTAAATTCAAATTCGTTAGATGGACCAAGTGTAATACCGTCTGACGGGAATCTAGTTACACCTGTAAACGATGCTCCAGATCTTAAAAGAAATTCGTCAACTGTTTTGCCGCCTAAACGCTTAGAGTTACTTGCTGTTCCGTGATATTCATAATTTCTATCGGCTACAGCTTGACTATTTGTTATGCCATTGTCTGCTTGTAAAGTCCATTTAAGTGTAAGACCTTTTCTAATAATATCAAAACCGACAATTGAATTTGTAGGGTTAATTTGAAATTCGTTGTCGCTAATTATATAAACAATATTATCTTCAATTGTAGCAGCAATTACACTATAATTAACATCATCTACGCCTAAAATATTAAGACTTTGCATTTGCGTTAAGCCTTCTCCAGCATTTTGTGGGCCTATTAATACAAATATTGTACCGTTATAAACATATAGTTGATCATTAGCACTATCCCACCAAAAATCTCCAGAAGTAAATCCTGTTGGCTGATCTGCTGCTACTGTTGCACCGCCTGAAGCTTTCCAAGTATTTCCGTCATAAAACTTTAATTTTGTATTAGATGAGTCATACCAAAGTTGGCCGCTAAGGGGTCGTTGCGGTGCAGTAGTTCCTGAAAAGTTTTCTAGCAAGAAAAGCATATTTTCGTTTTGAATTTCGCCATAACCTGCGTAGTTTTTACCAATAAATTTTAGATCAGTTGTTTGATCTATTGTACCGTCTTCGACAGTAGTTAGTGTTGTATTGTTATATCTATCAATTTGATAAGCCATCTTTGTTTAACCCCTAAGTGCTATATGTTATTTATTCGTTTAAAATGAATAAGGAGATGTTGTACTAACGTGGTTCCAATTTACTCCATCTGATTCAAATGTCATTAGTGTTCGTGTCGGTGTAAGAATAACACTACCACTTGCTGTGTTTGATGCTACAATATCTTGAATTGCAGTTTCATTGAGTGTGCTGTCTGCATCAACTGCTATAGCAGTTTTTGTTAGTACTCCTGATGTATCAGGACTTAAACTAACATCTACATTAATACCTGTAACAGTTGCTCCTGCATAAGATGTAGCGTGTACTCTTGCTTGTTTTCCTGCATTAGATGCACTAGCAGGAATCATTGATTGAACAATGGTTGCTACATTGTTTTCTAATGTAACTCCGGATCCTAATCCTGTAATATCCATTGCAAATGCTAACGGTGACAACGAAGTTTGTTCATCAACATATGCTTTACTCGCTGCATCAGTAGGATCACCTGTTAATGAATCTGTCTTGGGAATTCCGGTAATCATTTGATTATCGGTAACTGTAATAGTTCCTCCAGCAGTAATGTTTATGCCATTATTAGATACAATAGCAAATGTTCCGTTACTTGGGGAAGCTGTAATTGTTGCACCATCGATACTTATATCGTCAACATTTAAATATAATAATGTACCTAGCTCATCTAAATCAAGTGCTTTTTGCACATTTGTTAAGCTAGTATTTGTTAACTTGTCAACTCCGCCAATCTGGTAAGTTTTAGTATCATCACTAAGGTCAAAATTAACATTTGATGTCCACGCATCTTCAGCATTGATCCAAGTTAGGGTTTTTGAACCTACATCACTAGTTTCTAATATTAGTCCTGCATTATTTGCATCAACACCGGTTAAAACTGATCCATCTGATGTTTTAGCAATTTCAATATTTTTATCTTCTACTCTTAATGTAGCAACATCAATACTTGTAGTTTCACCTTCGACTAGTAAATTTCCAGTAACTCTTAAATCGCCGTCAACATCAAGAGTATATTCTGGGAGTCTAAATGCAGTTCCTGTAGCATCTTTTGTAAAAATGCCTACACGCTCAGTACTTGAGTCTATGTAAATTGCATCAACTGTAACTGACCCAGCAGCACTTGATTTAACTCTTAAACTTATATCTTGGTCTGTAATTTGATTTTCAATATAAAATCTAGGTCCAACAATTCTTTGAACAACGTTTTGTGATACACCTAAAGTTAAACCACCATTGTTAGATATTGTTAATGTACCTGTCGTTGTACCATTAGAAGTAGATGGAAGGAAAGAATCAGCTGTTCTTACTACGCCGCCGACAGTAACTAGAGCGTTTGCAGATTCTGCAATTCCTCTATATTTAAAGTTATCCTTATCAATAACGTTTATGCCTTTATATATAATACCGTCTGGATTTGCGTCACTTACTAATCCTAAAATTCTTTGACTGTAAACTGGTGTAAATTCTAAATCACTAATTACAGCAGATAAATTTCCTCCAATATATAAATTAGCAACAGTACGAGCTCTACTTTGTGAATCAAGCACACTTTCTACTCTAAATCCTGTCTCTCCTTGGGTAGAATTGTATGACGGACCCATTAAAATTAAATCAGTTCCATCAAAAGCATAAACTTGATTATTTAGACTATCTATCCATAAATCGCCTGCAACCATTTGCGGTCTAGTAGACTGAACAAATGGTCCGCCACTTGCTTTCCATTGTTCGCCGTCATACACTTTTAAACGCTGATCATTTGTATCCCACCATATTTGTCCTGTTAATGGATTACTAGGTGCAGCACTATTTGCAAAACTTTCTAATAACTTAATAAAGTTTTCATTAAAATATTCACCGTAGCCGGTATAGTTTCGTCCTACAAGTACTAAATTAGTTGTAGTAGTATCTATTTGACCGTCTATTAAATCAGTTAATATTGTTCCGTCTGTTTTATTAAGTTGATAGCTCATTTTTATTGTCCAGTATAAATTATATAATTAACGGCCAAGTAGGGATTCATAGTATTAATAGCTGCACCTACTAACTCTGGATTAGCTTGTGTACCTATGTTTCTATAATCACCTGTTCCTGTTTGGCCGCCTTCTGCCAAGCCACCACTAGATGATAACCCCTGTGTTCCCCCTAAGCCTGGCTCTACTGTTAAAGTAATTGCATTATCGTCAGCAGGTTCGCCTGCTCCTTCACGAATAGCATAATATTGATTTCCGCTTGCGCCTTCTAAATCGTGTTCGTGTTCTGGCAAGTTAATATCTCTTACTGTTATATCTTCTTGTCCTGAGTTTCCGCCTAGTGCATCAGCTGCATCGCCAGTTACACGGTTAGCAGGAATACCTGCCATATTATCAAGACCTAATGGGAATCTTCCTCTTAGATCAGGTAAGCCGAAAGTAGTTGCGCCGTTGTTATCTAACAACGTTCTGTCTCTAAATGAATATCTAATAGCTTCAAATAATATACTATAATCAGCAATATTAACTATCGATCCGTCACAGAATAACCAACCTCCTGGTAGTTCAATACCTGCATACGGCATTATTGCTCCTGCAGGTACTAGTGGAATAGTACTTAAAAAAGTACTTTTCTTAATTTTATACACACCTGCATTAAATCCGCCCGAAGTGTTTAGTTTGTTTATTAATAATTCATCTTCGTTATTAGAAAATGGTATAGTAGTTTTGTTTGAAATAAAGCTATTTGTTACTCTTACATCAAACGTTTTGTTTGTTCCGCCTGTTTGACCATCAAAATCAAAACTCACATTTTCAACATCGCCAGTAAGTTGGAATGTAGTTGCTGTAGCCAGTCTATCTGCACTACCTGCTCTTCCGCTAACAGTACCACTTACGTTACCTTGTAAGTTGCCAAAGAATGTAGTTGAGTGTATTTGCTCATATTTGTTATTAGGATCGCCAATTTTTCTTGTGCCGTTGCCGTCTGGAACAATATTACCAGATTGTATAACTCCAGCGCCGGCTCCTGAATCCATATATAGATCGCCGCCAATATATGCATTTCTTGCAACTGCAATACCGCCTTTGGTTATTAGTGTTCCTGTGTTTAAGTCAGTTGCATTAAAAGTTGTATCAATTAATATTTGACCAGTGGTAGGATCTCCTACTTTAGAGTTAATGTTTATTGATCCTTTTAGATCTAATTCTGTTTCAGGTGCTCCAGTATTAAACCCAACTAACCCTCTAGAATCAATACTAACTACAGTATTATAATTAGTACCATTAAGTAGTCTAAAATCAATCGATGCACCATCGCTATTCTGTTGTATTACTGCACGTTGATTTTCAACTTGTAATCCAAGTTGTCCACTAGTTCCTACTAAAACTCCTGTATCGCTTTTAACACTTAATCCAAAGTCAGAACTAGTTGGCGCATCTGCTCTTAAAAAGTTAGATGCAGATATTGTTTGATTGTTTACAACAAGTGCTTCTGCTTTTTCAGCCGTACCGTAATATTTTAGATTTTCACTGCCAACTAAAGGCAATGAACTTAAATTAAGCCCTGAGTTAATTGTAGAGAATCCAGAAATTGCAGTTTTAGGAACAAATCCTTGACTACTAATAATAATTGCGGGCTGATTTTTAATTTTAATTGTAAACACGCTATAAGTATTATCGTCTGTTCCTACAATAGACTCTGATTGGCCGCCTGTTAGCAAACCGTCACTAAAGTCTGGACCTACTAATACCCAAGCTGCTCCAGTAAACAAATACAACTGTTGAGTTTCAGTGTTTACCCATAAATCTCCTGAACTTGAATTAGCCACTGCTGGTTGATTAGTAGCTTTTTTAACACCACTAGCTGCTATCCAAGTAGTGCCGTCGTATATTTTAAGTTGATCAACACCTTCTGTAGTATCATACCATAACTGTCCTTCTACAGGACGCTCGGGTGCGTTACTATTTGCAAAGTTTTCTAATAAATGTAAGAAGTTTTCACTTACTGCTTGGCCGTATCCTGTAAAGTTTTTACCAGGAAACGACAATGTTGTCTCTTGATTTAAGGTATTATCTTCAACAATTACAGATCCCTTGTTAACAGTATCGGTGTATCTAATTTCGTATGCCATTATCTACTCCTTATCCTGCTAAACTCTGAACACGTACTGTATAATCAATCTGTATTAAGCGGTTGAGTGATTTTTGCACAGGGTGGAAAATTACGTGTGTTAATAATCTGCCGTTGCCGTCCGCTGAATAACTTCTAAGTCCTAGTTCATCAAATACAAAATTATTACTTTGAGTGCTTGCAGTATCAAATGCATCTTGTCCGTTTGGTTCGCCGTAGTCTAGCAAACAACTTACAAGTATATCAGTATAGTTAGTACCACTTAAATGGCGTACTTCTGTTTTATTTCTAACAGGATCAGTATTGTTTACGCTTCTTTCATCTACAACCTTTGAATATGTTTGGTTATATAAAGTTGCATTAGTTCCTGTGCTATTTGGCGTTAGGTACGTAATTATCCCAGTAGGATCTACTGAAGTGCCGCCGTTTCCGAACGCCATTTCATATATAAACCCTTGCCCAGCATTAGACAAACTTTCAGCAAGTGCAATACTCATATTTTCATAATGAATTGCATTACGTTTGTCAATATATACTTTTTGGGATTCAGGATCATATATTTTTATATGGCCTTGAACTAAAACTCCATTTGTATCTTGCATATTATCACTCATTTGATTTTTCCTATACTGTATTTATTCAGGTAGCTCAGATGTTCCTGCACGTAAGAATCTACCAATACTATTTTCTGATTCACCTAACGATTTTACACCTTCGTTCCAAATTTTTCCTTGTTTTTTGATTATAGTTACTCTTGAACCTTCTACAGGTACTCGTTTTAATATAATAGACTGTGATGTAATATCAAACTGTACATCAGGATCTATTTCATAATCCCCTTCAGGGCTATCTAATTCGTGTACCGGTAGATAATCTTTTCTATAATTTTTATTCATTCTAGTACCTGCTACAAATATTTCTAATTCGTTAATAGATCCTGTTGGATGATCTACTGTAAATTCAGCAGTTACTCCATCAGCAATATAATTTTTAACAATAGTGTTATCTCTGTACGGAATGGTTTTGCTTATATTTTGATCGTATACCTTTGTTCCTGCACTATGGACTGTTTTTATTCCAGTTCCTAGTGTTCCTCTACGAAGTTGTCTTAGTGTATTACCTTCTTTAACAAAATATTCAATTCTCTCGCCGTTTACAAAAATAATTCCAGGCAAGTTTTGTCCTTTATTAGGTTCTGACAACTCGGTTCCGTCTACAACTTCTATTCTTAGATCATACTCATTTAAGTCAGTAGCAAGAGCTGTAGTAGCTGCATCTAGTCTCTTAAAGTGTGTTCTGTTTAGAATATCTTTAAATTGTCTAAATGCAAACTTAGAAACATTAGTTTCTGCAGAAAAATGTATTATATCTAAAACATCATTTTGTTCTGGATAATCTTTTAACATTACTTTAGTTTTATCGTCTGTTATGTAATAATCTATATCACCAGATAATAAAGTGCCGTTTTTAATAACCCAAACATACTTTGCATCAATAGCAGGCTTACGTAATTGGACTTCTCCTACAGTTAATCTTTGATATGTGTCATAATCTACATTGTCAGCTGCAAGAGTTACTCGAGAAACTACATCATAATTTAATCTTTCTATTTCTAAAATATCGTGATTACTAAATTGATATATGTCTACTAATGTACCGTCTTGTGGTGCGTTGTTTAGCCTCACAGTTGCTGGACCAGAAAGTGTATACTCGCCATCAGTAATAACAAATATTTCTAAAGTGTCGCCTGGCTGTCCAATATCGTCTGCTAAAACAACACTACTATTCGAAATATCAAATCTCCATTGTAGAGCTTCTACTGTTATTCGAACACCGTTAAGAAATACAACAATATCTTCAGTTAACAAGGATCCCGAAGGCTGTTGGAATACTTCTAGCAAATATTCTCTTTGACTATTTGCAGGAATAGTATATTGTATATTATAACCTGGGCTTAGTATGTTGTTTCCAACCTTAACAATTAAATTGTATTGCGAAGGTTTTGAATAGAACGGTCCAGAACTTAAAGTAAAGTCAGTAGTATTGTCGTCACCGACAAAACTATCTTTCTTAAGTTGACTATAATTTACCTGTGTATCATTATCAAATATTGCAATGTATACTAAAGTATTATCTTCTGGAGATGTTTCAAAAATTACTGTTGTGTTTTGAGATATCGATTCGCTTATTTCAACAGTTTGTTTTACACCATTTACACTAGCATATACACTAAGACCTTCTTGGAATTTAACATTAGTTTCAAATGCAGTTGTGGATCCGTCACCTGTAAATTCTTCAAAGTCTAAAACATTTTGTGTAGCTTGTGCTAGACAAACAATATTTAATGACGCATTAGACACAAAATTTGCATTATTTGTATTAAGTGTTAGAGTATTATCCTTCCAGTTAATTGTATAATCAGTATCTAGTTCTAATATTTCGTTATTTAATTTTACAAAAACTGAAGCAGTAGTACCAGGAGTTATACCTAACTCATAAGTTAATACAGAAGTATCTAGTCTATAGTTTTGGCTAAAGATTTTTCCTTGGCCGCCGCTTTCTCTAGTATAAACTTTAATATCAAGTGTATCAAAAATTTGTCCTGGAACAAGTTCTTCAGGTCCTGCCATTGCTGCTTCAGATATAAATCCGTCACCATCGGTTATAATATCTTCAGCATTAATGCCAGTTGCAGTATTGTATGCTAAGTCGCCGCCACTTAATTGTGTATCATAACTGTTAGTATCCGGAAGTATACTTCCGTCACTTGTAGTTTTTCTAATTATTAGCGTATCACCATCTAATAATGCAACATTCAATTCGTCTAATCTAACAATGTCTGTAACACCGTCACCTGTAATACTTTGCATTATTGCACTAGTATTTGTTACAGGTTCTGCTGTTCCAAAATTAGGATCGTCTAGTCTTACAAATGGATTCGGATTTGGTTCGTCATTGCTTGCTAGACGTCTATACACGTTGTATACTACTCCGTTTTCTAGCGGAGCTGATAGCTGTACAGCAATCGTTGACTGATCTGCTGTAAATATTTCATCTTCAAAGGTGTTATCAAATGCATCCCATTGATCTGTATACCATCCTCGTGTATCCCATCCTGAAATACCAGCAAAGTCATAACTTCTTACTTCAATGCCGCCGTAATCAATTCCTTTCATTAGTTGTGTAAGGTCTTTGCCGTACATATCTACAAAAGGATTGTAAGAATGTAAGATTCTGTCTTCGGCACCTAGCATACTTAACGGAAGCTGATACTTAATTTCGATTAATGCACCCAATGCAGGAGGATTTGCAAAAATAATTCTTCCTCGTTCTCTTGTATAAGACTTTGATGTATCTTCAAAATTTTCATAAGTATATTTGCTTCTTAATTGCTCTATGCCATTTACAAAAACTTGTACCTTTGTGTTGTTAAGATCCATTGGATATGGCAATTCAAAATTAGTATCAAAATTTGTACCAGTATGTAGTGTTTGTTTAGCAATTGTTTCATATGTAAATTCACCACTTAATCTGTCAAACTTAACACGTATATGCGGAGATCTAACTTTACCGTTGCCTAGTATAGCAGTAGCCTTAGCTACAACTCCATTATCTCCTTGTGAGCCTTCAATAATAATATCGGGTTTACTTGTATAACCGTTTCCGGGATTAGTTACTATTATGTCTGTTACTTTACCATAACCCAATACTGCTTTAGCAGTTGCACCGGCGCCGCCGCCGCCAACTATTTTAACAGTTGGAACAAATGTATAATCTTGGCCAGCATTAGATATTTTTATTTCTTTAATTTGATAACCTAAATTATCTCTCCAATGTTTTCTTGGATATACTAATGTATTATCTTCTTCTCCTACAAGATTATTATCTACTATTGTTGTTATACTTGCATCTATTCTTCCTAAAGATGTGTCGTAATAAGGAGATAAATCAAAGTCAGTTACAGAACTTCTAGTATTATCAATCTTTTCATAGTTGTCTACATATTCTCTAATATTTGTCGAGAATGGTTTTACTTCTCTTACATATTCTTCAAAGTCTTCAAGATTGTTATACTGGAATGTTATATCTTGTTCTAATTCTCCTAATTTGTGCTTTGCAGAAATAAAACTTGTTTTAAACATCCAATCTACTCTTGGTTGTTCTGATAAAATATATCTCAAAGATGCTAAGAACAACTGATTGTATTCAACTTCAAGATCTCCTACAAATATATCATCACGAATTGTTTCTAATATAATACGTAATTCTTTTGTCGGATTATTATCATAGAATGTACTATCATAACTTCTGTTATCATAACCAATTGTATTCTTAATAAAATTATATAGATTATCTTTAAATGCAATAGTTCCGTCTTGTCTACCTATTGTATTGTAATTAATTGTATAATCTTCTGTATTTTCGTTTGAGATTTTTTCTAGTAAGAGCCAGCCGCCTGATCCAACATTGTTAATTTTAACAATATCACCAATTGAATCATTAACGCCAGCAAGCTGGTAAGAATTATCAACAGAAAAATCAATGTTACTAAATTGATTATATCCGTCTGCATACCAATCAACATAATCCCAGAATTTTGTAACATCATAGCTTTGAATAGCTGTTCTAATCCACATTCTTTGAGTGTTATCATAAGCATATATAGCCCAGTTATTGAATGCTGTATTGTCCGATTTAATTAATACTGAAACACGTCTTACATTAATTATAGTAGATTCTGTGTATCCAGAACCTTGAGTAAGTATTTCAGCATTAGTAACCTGACCAAGATTATTAATAGTTAATTTAAATGACGCTCCTGTTCCGTCGCCCTCTATTTGATAGCTAGGCGGAACTTTATATCCTCTTCCAGAATCTTCAATTACTAGTCTAATAATTTTTCCGTTTACAATAATAGGTCTAATTTTAGCCTGTGTAACTTTATTAGTACTAATAAATTCTAATTCTTCAAAAGTATCAATTTCAAAATCGAAACGATTTGTAATAAATGTAGGAATTTCTTCTTTGCGTAAAAGTTCTGATATATTCTTCTCATCTACTATAATATTTTTAGAAAGAACAAAATTTATCCTTTCAACTGCTTGCTTTAATGCTTCAACACGATTTACAAACATACTTTGTCTTGGACGATTTTGCACACCATAGCGTTTTGCAACTGGTATTGTTGCATCAGGCACAACACGACCATTGTCGTCAACACCAATTAAGCTATCAAACCATTTACGTTCAATATCCTTGTTTGGTTTACTTGTAGCAAGTTTGTCTGACAAAATTTGATATTGTCTATGCTCGTTTTGATCTTGATTTTTACCATCAGAGTATCTAATGTTTAATACAAGATCGTCTGATGTAACTAAGCTATCGAAATTATTCAGCACAAATTTATCTTCTGATAGGAAGCTTATAAATCTATATCCTTCTTGACGAGGTCTTGCAATTAAATTAGCTATAGTTTGTATATTTAAATTTCTGTTTTCTATTTGCGGAATAGTAGTTTTATTTTGTACCCAGAAATAATATTTTGTTGTAAATGTTTGACTTATATCATCGTACGATAGTCTTGCACTATATTTGTTATCTCCGTATATTGCTCGACCGCTTATTCCTAATGCAACTCCGTTATCTGTATCTGCAAGTTGATTCCACTGACTTGGTAAGTAATCGCTTTCTACCCATTCGTAAACGTCAATACTAGAACCAGCTAATAACTTATTCCATTCTCCTTTTTGGAATGATGTTGATCCTTGGTAAGGATAAGAAAATCTTGCAGTCGAAACATTCCACCAAACTTGACCAACATATGTTTTACTCCAATATGTTTTAGGATTTACATTTTTGTCTGCCAAATCTCCTACATTATATGTTGCAGGATCTAATGGCAATTTGTAAGTTATTTCTTGTTCTGCAATACCGGCAATTTTTCCTTGCAACGGATCAATATAATCAATGTAAGATACTATTTCGTTAGTTCTCTTATTATATAAGAACGCTCCTTCTATTTTAGATACGTCTACAGGCACTACACTTGATCTAATTTCATTATATGAAATTTTATTTTTTGGTTTTCTGTAATCTAGTACCGCACCTCTTTTATTACCAGAAGTTTGATTAGGAAGTCCTACGTAAATGTGATTATCTTCAATTAATAAATTACGTCCAAATTCTATTTCTGCATTTTCGTATATTAATCTTTCTGAGAATAGTAAGTTATTTTGTAAATTTTCAAATATGTAAATATTACCCTTATCTATTTTAGAATTTTTAAATGATGTAAACTTACTATCAAACGTAGTTTCTGTTCTAGTTTCAGAAGTTGTATCCAAAACATACGAATTTTCCAAAGCTTCTTCAAACGTGTCGAAGCGAGTTGGTATTGACACATCGCCATTGATACTAGATACAACTAGACTATCCTTACCGTATGCTAATGAATTACCAAAGCCTTCAACTTCTTCGTTGTTTGGTGAATATAGCTTAATGTTAGGTTGTGTAATTTCTCCATCAACAGTTCCAAACTTTTGATTTGTATAATTGTATTCATAAACCCAAACAGAACCTTTATTAAATCCTTGTTCGTCATCTAGCGGAACACTTACTGCTATCTTGTTTCCTTGAGGATTGATAGATACAGAATCTGCCCATTTATTAATGTCAATATATACGTCAGGTGTTTGAGCATCATTATCGTGATCACTTAAAATATAACTGCTTGATGGTGCTTTTATAATTTGAGAAAGTTCATATTTGTTATCTTTTAATTTATAAATTGCAATAGCTGTTTCTAATGTACTATCTGACAATTGTTGTTTTGATCTAACAACTAAAGTTTCACCCTTGTCGTCTAAGGAAAATGTCGATGCAAATTGTTCTATATTTTCTATAGGATCGTAAGTTTCTTCTAATAATGCCTTGAAGCTAGTTAAATTTGGAAGATAACCTAAATAATCAATTCTATCGTCTGTTATACTCCACGATGTATTTTCTTCAGAAGGTACACTTATTGAACTTGTAATGTTTGTGGTTGCTGTCCAAAATACAGACCCATAAAGAACAATATCTCCTAGTTTATAACTAGCAGTACTGTCATATGTTCCTCTGTAATTAATATCTTTTCCTCTTTGCCAACTGATATTATTCCAGTAAATAGAATTTTTTATTTGATCTTCATTTACTGTAGTATCTTTTAGTGCAATATAATAATTGTCTCTCCATTTAACAACATCGCCAATTGAATATGCTTTGTTTAATTGATACGAGCCTAAGAAGTTTTGATCTATAGTTGTCCCGTGATTATATATTTCAATAGCACCAGGATTTTTCCTCCATTCATACGGATCATTTCTAGCGTCTCCAGAAGGTTTATTAGAAATTAAAAGCTTATACAAGTTGTTTTGTTTTTTAATTTCTACTTTAGAACCAAAGTGCTTATCTTTTCCTGCATATTCTGAAACTAATGTAATTTGATACTGATAAGATCCAGTAACGTCTTTTCTAAAAATGCTAACAGCACCTTGATTTAAGTACCCAGTTGTGCCTGTTTTTTCTGCAGGAATGTTATAAACCTGCTTAAAGTCTTTGTTTAGACTAGAAGGATAATTAGGTTCTCTATCAATACCTGTAATAATATCTTCATTAAAGAAATAATATTCTTGATCAATAATTGGAGTTACATTATCCCAAGTAAATGTTGTTGGAAAGTTTCTTCCGCTATCAATAACTAATAATTTTCCTATTAAACTTGTACCAATTGCAATATCATTGTTAGGATTTAATACAGTACCTATAATTTGATCAGGATCACCGTTGCCTCTAAGACCTGGGTTCGACAAACGTCTTAATTCATATCTTCCGATGTTTGTTAATTGCTCCCAAGAACCTGAAGCAATATCTGGTCTTAATTTTACATATACTCTTACACTATTAAAGTTTCTTTGATAAAATACAACTTCCGCCGCACTTGTTGTAGTAGTAGTTAAAGCAAGGCCGCCTTGGCCGTCTCTAGGATATTGCACATCTACTAGCACATCTCCAATTTCTGGTTCAAAAACATTACCTTGGAAATCAAATTCTGTAAAATCAAAATCAATAAATCCATCCCACATATCTTGAATAGTATGTGTACCTGTAATATCGTCAGTTGTAATGCCAGTCGGAGTAATATCATATGCTGAATTATCAAAAAACTTAATATTAATTTGATAACTAGGATTGTTTAAAAATCTTTGATAAATTATATCGGAATATGTTTTTGATATTCTTATTACAAACCTCGAATCCGGTCTTGATAATTCTAAACCGTTGTTGTCGCCAGTAAACGAAAGATGATTTATAAAACTTGCTTGGTTCTTTCTTAAAACATACGGACCAATTTCAGAAATTGTATCTTGAATATTATCATAGACATTTATTGGTTCATTATCAAGTATTTGCGCTGCTGTTCTAACATCAGAATAAACTAGTCCTCGACCAACATCATAGTAAGCACGGTTGTTAGAATATGTAAACTCATCTCCAGAAAATAGTTCAGTTGTTTGTGGCTCAGGGTCGTTTCCAATATTATATGTCTTAAATAACCAATATCCTGATACTTCCTCTGACGTTGCATATGTATTTTCTTCGGTATAGAAGCCTACAAAATCTCCAAATGCAGTAAACAATTCACCGTTAACTGTAAATACGCCGTTTCTATTTTTTAAGTAGAGTACCGCACTATCTCTATTAGTACCTACATAGTATACTTCAGCTGTCCCTGTGTCAGTCTGTATAAAGTCTCCTATATTAGGTAAAGTTACAAAAGTTTCTATAAAGAATATGTTATCAATTTTTTCTTGGATAATATGTTCTCTAGATAAAAAGTTTACAGACAGTTCTGATATTCTGTTATCAAAAGGAAAATAATCATCTAATGTTGGATATGCAAAACTTCTTTGATTCCAGTACAATGTAACTCCGTCGCCGGGTGCTGTTCCATTGTACATATCGCTAGGTGCTCTAATTAAAAAGTGATCTGTTACATTATTTTCTAAACCAGGATCTCCCGATACAAGTAGTGTTAAACTTGTACTATCTGTATCTGCTTGATCTACTAAGTTAATATAAGAATCAAATGTACTAAAGGGCTGATCTTCAATTTTTGGTAATATTTCTCTGTTTGCTCTCCATAAACTTTCTTTATATCTAACTATATCACCTTTAACATAACTAGTGTCTGTATCAAAGTTTCCTTTAAATTTAGTTTTTACATAACTTGCATCTGGTGCACCGATTACTAAATATTCGCCATCTTCGGAAACATCGATACTCTGTCCAAATTTTGAAAGTGCAGGATCATAGTAAAGTATAGCATCATCGGTTTGCTGTGTCCAGTTTTCTGCAACTTCTGCATCACTAAAAAACGTTCCACTAATGTGATTTCTTTTTGCTTTCCAGTATGTTCTAGTACTATCTAAATCATATACAACTATATCGTTTGTATTATATCTAGTATTTTCAGTCCACACTTCAATAAAGTCAGGTGGCAAAATTGTTTGATCAATTTTTAAATCCCAAGACTCGTTTGTTCTTCTATAGTAATCAACTTTACCATTAAGCTCTGAATCAGAACTAACAAACAAATTTCTATTGTCAGCGGTAACTGCTATACTGTTTGAATAGTTTTGTAGTATACCTTCAAAACTTTCTATATTTTGTATTTCTTGTCTTTTTGCATATATTGGTGAATTTTCTATAACTTTCCAATCGTTATTAGAATAGTTTTCAATCCAAAATCTTTGATTTGGATATAGTTTTTGCTGTGCTAGAGTATTTGCTTCTGATATATCATTAACTTTTACAGAACGTAATTTAGATACCGTAAATTTTTGATTTACAAATGTATCGGGTAGATCATCTTCAGGTACATAAACTGTAACGCTGTTTAGATTTATACTTTTAACAATGTATAATCCTGTAAGATTATATTCTTCAGCATTTTTAATTCCAATAATATCTCCTTCTTGAATAAACGGAGACGCCCATCTATCAAGAGTAATCTTATATGTAACTTTACCATCTTGTGCAACTAAATTATCTTCGGATAAGTCTAATGCATACGCATCTGCGTGTATATGTTGAAATACATTCCAAGGCTTAACTCCTGATTCAGTGATCCATATATAATCTCCAAGTCCTAAAAGATTTACATTACCATTTGGTAATTCGTCTTCCGAACTTGCTACAAATGTCACATCTTCTTCTCTTACAAATCCGCCTGATTTTATATATTCTTCTGTAACAACCTTTGTCGGGAAAGGTTTATGATTATAGTCTACAGGTTTATCATAAACTTCGTAGGGCAAAATTCTATAGTGCTTATCAAAATTAGAATTAGGAATTACATTAACTAATTCTATTGCCTGCGGTGACTCTAAAAGTTTATCTTCTTTTAGATTAAACTCGACTTGTTTTTTATTATCAACAGCGCCATATCTTCCAACTTGCAGAGCCCATTCTTCATAAAACTCCAAAGTATTCTCACCGGCACTACCTAAAGATCCAAACAGTTTAGTTAAAGCATTTTTTGTACCTTTGTCTTGTATAAATCCTTGATAGAATTTATACTGACTTACATCATCAGGTATAATATTTGACAAATATTGTCTTTTCTGGAAACCAGTAAGATGTTTTGCCATTCTTTGTAATTCGCTATCAAAACCTTGCGTATCTAAACTATAAAAATCATTAAATTGATTAATTCTATAATCAAAGTTTGTTAGCAATTCAGATTCAGGTTTTTCACTTAATCTATACCATTTACTACTATCAAATTTAGAAGCACCTGATACATTGGCAACTGCTACATAATAATATTGTTTATATTTTATAAGATTACCAATTTTATAATCTTTCCATTTTTCCCAATCTACTACTGTTGCGTCATCAAATATAAAGCCCGGTATGTTTAATCCTCCATTCCAGTCAGCTGCTTTATATCCTGAAATTCTAATTCTTTCTTGTCTATAACCAGTTGAAGGTTGGAATACAATATCATTAAAAACCGTTTTATTGTCAATTAAAACAACGTGTTCTTTTTGTACAAGCGGCAACGATGCACTATACAATCCTTCTGCTGTATTTTCTGTTTGTATTCCAAAACTGTTTTGATTTCTTAGTAAGCTACTAAATTCACTTGACAAAGGTTCGCCGTTTGCTTGTAAGATAGAGTAAGGATAAAACTCATCATTAATATTATCAACTACATAATAGTCTTTCTGGAAGTTAAATTTGTTTGCAGCAGGTGATAATGTTATCACTGTGCCTGCGGCCCAACCTTGTGTAGTCCAGAACAAAAATTCTCTAGCAATTTGGTCCCAGTTATTAACTGATCCATCTTCTTCTACAAAGTTAAAATCAAATCCAATTTTTTGTAACTGTTTTCCGTAACCTAATAAAAAGTCTACTACTTCTTGAGAAGTTCTTAGTGTTGTTCCGTATGCTAAACTTTGAGCAACTGTCTCAAAGTTGCTTTTAAACAATGCTGTTTTGCCGCCGACTGTAGGCAACTCAGGTAGTTTAACTAAGTTTTCTAAACTAAATGTTTCTTTAGATGTATGAGTTTTTATTACTCTATAATAATCATTTATATATTCTACTACTGTATCTTTTACATAGTATTTTCTACCTTGCCATTCTGAAGAATCTTCAGAAATTCCGCCAACAGTGACCGGAACTGCTTTACTACCAGAGAGTGGCATAAGATAATTAAAAAATGGATTTTCGTTATTATACCCTCTTATAGTGTATCCTGAAGCAGTTTTCTCAACAACTACGCCACTATATACTGCTACATCTAAAGGAGAACTAGTATTAAAGAATATTTTATAGTTTTCTTGAGGAATATATATTCCTCCCTCTTCTAGCTGTTGTTGAGGACTTCTGCTATCAAGAATTAAATTTAATTTTTTAGTATCGCTAAAACTACCTAATTTAAAACCAAGTTGGTTTGTTATACTAGTAACTTCGTTTTGGTAGTCGTTGTAAACTGTCAGTATATCACTTGCAACTAAATTATAAATGTAATTTACAAGGCCAGCAGTTAGTACTCTTTCATTATCTGCATATGTATTAGGAAACACAATACTATCAAGTGTAATATTCTTGTTTGTTACAGAATATACTTTTTGATTTGCTAAGTTAGTTGATATTCTTGATACATCAAATGCTTCGCCGATTATTTTTGAAGGTTTGTTTACTATCATACTTAATAGCACTGCAAACGGATAATCAGAACTTCTACGCCACGCTGTTTCTACAGGAGCTTCGTCACCGAAAGTAAAATTACCTGTTGATTGGCGCAAAACAAATTGTTTTACATATCCACTTTCTTGTGGATGTTTAAGTTTGCCTTGAGAATCAACTGGTATCCAAGAAGTGATTCCTGGTCTTGCATAATCAGCATTATACCTTATATTTCCTGGCTCAGCAATTTTTCCTTCTTGGATATCTCTCCATAGAATTAAATTGTCACTTGTGTACGGAGCAGGTCCGTATACTTCATTCCACCATTTTGGTTTTATTTTGAAACCTAATATTTCCCAAGGATTGCTGTGCGGACGATCAGTATCAAATGCACGTTTGTATATGCCTCTCCAGAAACCAGGCAGTGGTTGAGAAGTTGGGCTTAATGCTTGTGAGTAATTAAACGTAAAAGGATTAAGTCTATCATAGAAAAAATTATCTGTATAATCATTATCAACTAGTGTAAGCCATTTTGTAAAACTAGACAACAAACTACGATCTACTTCTTGCTTTGTAAATTCGCCGTCTCTCCAGTCGCCGCCGATAAATTTATCTACATTAATAATATTTGTGTCATAATTTACTTTAATATTATTAAAAATTCTCTTTTCAAAATCTAAAAGTAATTCGTCTCTGTAATCAAGATACGCACGAATATAACTACCGTCGTGACCTTTAATAAATGCAACACCTATTGGATATGCATCAATTTCTACATTATCGGTGCCGCCGTGAGTTCCTCCGGTGCCTGGCATATATAAATTAATATTCAATCCGTTAAAGGTGTGTGTATGGTATGTTCCTGTGCCTCCAGCATCTATATCAGCAGTTGTTGCTGATTCTTTTGTAGTGTATAAAGGATAAAACCATCCTCTAATATTAGTAGCACTATCTTCACCGTAAATTTTATAAGGACCATCATCAGTAGGTTGATCTGTTTGGTAAGTATCATCTATAACTAGTTCAGGTTCGTACTTGGGATACAATCCTAATTTTGTTGGGGTTGGTGCAATATAACTTCCGTCAGATGTATTATATTCATAAATTTCAATAATGTCATTTTCAATTTGATTTGCACTAATATCAACATACCCATCTGATCTAAATGTGTAATCTTTGCCGTTAACTAGTTGCTTTTTATTAAGATAAACATTTACACATTTAGCTGATATTTTTTCTAAAGTAAATGCGGTGCTAAGAGGATATTGAGTTATTCTCGAATCTAAAACTTTATATTCTATTCTATTATTTGGTCCGTATGAAAGCATATCGGAAAAATAAAAGGGTTGAGATTTAATTTTATCTTTATTAATTACTTCTAAAACTTTATCAACGTGTTGTTTTGTTTCTCCGTCAAAACCTAAAGACTCAGCTGTTTCAAGAAATACTCTTTTAAACTTATTATATTCTTTGTTTGCATAAGATACAGATTTTATTAGATTGTATTTTTTATTAGTAATATGATACAATGACAAGTTTAACGGACTTGCGTGTTTTACAAATCTTTTACCGTATTTGTCTGTATCGCCTAGATCTCTAAGATTTCCAAGTCCAGGATATACTCCCTTAAACCCTGGTGCTTCTTCAATCATACTATTAACGTGATCAATAACCTCTCCTAGAGTAAATTCATTTATATCTTCGTTAAGAGGATTTCTTTCTAAGTTAATAGGAAGTTCATAATATCCGTTATTATTTTTTGTTTGTTTACTAAATGCTTTAATTACAACAGAATCGTTTTCTTGTAAAGGTGTATAAAAGTTTACAAATGCTTTCTGGTTAATTCTTGTGATTTCGTAATCTGTATTTTTTACACTTAGTTTATTGTTAACATACACTACAACTTTTAAATCGTTTAAGTCGCCTGCGCGGTCAAATACATCAATAGGAAAATCATTATTTAAATCAATATTAGCAATGTATTGTCTTATAACATACTGCTTACTTTGTATAGGATTATTTGTCCAACCATTTACATATGTAAAATCTGTTATAGTTTTATATTTTCTTAAAAAAGCTGTATCAGTTTTAACACTAACTAAATCTTCGCCGTCTTGTACACTAAAAGTATCATTCAACAAATTAAATTCAAAAACAATATCTCCAGAATTTTCAATTGTTTTATACGACAACGGAAACCCAAGTTCAACGTCATTAGAACCTTCACCTACTTTATAAGAAAATATCTTTGTTCCTTTAAATGTTGAGGAAGAAAATACATCTAGGTCTGCGTATTCATTTCCTTGCGGGCAACAAAGATCAAACAACGGAGGCTGATTTCTAGTTGTTTTTTCTTGTGCTTCTATCCAGACATTTTTATGGTAGTGAAATGTTTTGCCGCCGAACTTTTTACCTTGTGTAACAAATATTGTTTCTAAATCTAAAGGATTTGTATCCTCAGTTTCTACTAAATTAATTTGTCTATTATTATTAATTGTAACAAATCTAACTTTATAAATTTTACCAGAAACTAAACTATCAGTATCAGATGCAAATAATACACGCATACCTTCAGCTAAATCTATGCCGTCAATATTATAACCTAACTTTCCTTCAATAGTCGAAAATACATCTTTTGTAAAAGTATCTATTAAGTCGATATCAGTTTTTGCTTCGGCTCCATAATTAAATAATTTTAATCCTGCTTCAAACTCAATAATTGGACGTCTTGCTCTAAAATTTTCGTCTATGTCTACAGACAAATTATTATATTCGTAACTCTTTACCAAAACATCTCTATGAAACCACTTGTTATAACGACTCCAGGGATTTTTGTCTTGACTTGCACGATTAATTATAATATAATCTTTTTCAGCCGCATATGCACTTGCATTTGCAAATGGCAAACTATCAAATTTGTCACTATCAAATGGTATTAATTTATTTTCACTATATGACGCAGGAATTATTAGATCTTTTTCATTTATAAGAACAATTTTATCTCCAACACCTTCTACATACCAAAGATCTTGCTCATACTTTTTAGGCAATACGTCACCTTGGAATTCTACTTTCATACCATTTGATAGTGCAACACCATTTGCACTTGTATAAGTTTTCTTTCCTAAAATATCTTCTTCAACATTTAAAAAAGTGTTTTCTTCAATGTCATATACTCTAATAACACCGCTTGTATCTACATTATTTTTACTAATATAGTATAGTCTATCAGGTGCATTTGTAGGTATTGTAAATTCAATTGTACCTTGTTCAATGTATGCAACTGCAACTTCTTCACCTTCTTCACCTATTTTTCTAATTCCATCAGGATAAAGTGTAGATACGTTTTCATCGTCCTCAAATGTTACACTGCCACTGCTAGGTAAAACAATAAATTCGCCTACATCATAACTGATACCGTTTGCATCAAACAGTGTTGCATCATAAAGACCACTATCACGAAGTCCAGCAGACCCTGCTGTAATAATAGAAGAGCCTGGAGTAAAACTTCTAGTTATAGCAATAGCCATAGGATGGCCAGGTGCATCAATTTCAAATCTATAAGTTTGTCCTCTATATAATTTTAGTGTCGGATTACGTGTAAGTCCATCATTAAATACATAAGCAACATTGTCACCTTGGTCTTCTACTGTAACTGTATAAGTGCTTATAACTTCTTTGCTTTGACCTCTTACCGGAACACTTAACGGACCATTAGGGGCCCAGTAGTATTCTCTGAAATTTGTAAATTTATCCCAATCAATATTTGGGTTCCAAGCATAGTATTCGCTGTTGTTTAATCTACTGTGATTTTCTGTATTACTTTGGAAATAATTTAATGTTCCTATATAATCATTATAGTCTTTGTAAAAAGTTACATTGTCTAAATTGTCCTTTATTACAGTAGCCGGTTCAAGCTGATAGTTTTCTCTATCAGATGTTACATCCCCAATATAGTTGTCAGTTGATTTAAAAGATTTTGCAGTTTTTCTTCCTACATAACCGTTAATTCTTTCTGCCACACCTGGCTGAATTAACTGATCTATTGTTCCTTGGAGGAATTTTTTGTTAGCCTCAGTTCTAAAAAACTTAGGAATAAAGTCAGAAGCTGTTCGCTTTTCATTACCATTAGTTGGTAACGGGCTTTCGTTTTGATTATCATTGTAAGCCATTAGTAACTATTTCCTCCGCTATTAGTTATGAGTCCGCCAGTAGTTGATGTTGTAGTAGAACTGCTAGATGCACTAGTAATTCCATTTGTTATAGTTGTCGAAACACTAGTAATAACATCACCTGATGCTTGTAGTTCTGTTGCTGTTAATTCGTCAATTATTTCAATGTCGCTCACTTTTGCACCACTAATAAAAATTTCTTCTAATTCTGATTTAATCTCAAAAAGACTTCCGAAACTTTGGTTACCTTGACGGGGAACAATAATAATACTTAAAAGTTTTGGACTTAATGTATTCATAATATATGCACTAAGCTCTTGGAAGTAAAATGTTTCGCCAAAGTCCCAATTTTCTATTTCAAAAAATGTATCAATAGCAGAAATAATATCTGATTTTAGTTCATTTTCGTTTACAACTAAATTTCTATTTCTAACAATTTTAAATTTAACTTGCAAGTTTGTATCTGCCTTTTCGCCAAACAATACTTTATACTTAACTGGATGATAAACTACTTCGTCGCTTATTGACTTAATTGCAGTTATACTGTCTCCGTATGCCCTAGTTAAAACATCGTTGCTAGGCGGCGTCGGTTTTACAGAAGTTTGTCCTGAAATATATTTTCGCATTTCAGTATCATAATTTTTTGTTAGCAAATATGTGTCTATAATATTACTTGCACTTGGATCAATTCTATAGTTACTATCAGCAACGTGTACATAATGGAACTTTAATCCACTTCTTCCAGTAAATGCTTTGTAATTAGAATTAAGTGTAGTATTTCCAGCTGCCTTGTTTAAAGTTTTAAATACCTTTTCTTCTAACAAGTAAAAAATCTGTCCTTCGTTATGAGAATTATAAGCGCCAATACTGTTTTCATTGTTTACTATTTTAATTTCTAAGTTAGTATTATCAAAAAACTTATAATCTTCTACACCGTCAGTTGTAGTATATTTCTTTTGGAATATAATCTTCTTTGATATATTAACAAAATCATTATTTTCGTCAACAATAACATTAAAAATATCTAAATCATCTGCTGTTCCGTCGTCGTCTAAATCAAAAAATTCAACCTGTATTTTTCTAGTATCAGTATATCCTTCGCCGTCTCTATAAGCATCATTAATAGACCAAAGAAAATCTCTCGAATAAGAAGAATTACTTGACTGCTGTTTATTAATACTTAAAACTTTGATTTGGTCTCTAAATATTTTTCCTGAAGTTGGATCATAAATCTTATCTGCATTATCAAAAAAGAATCTTATTTCGTCAGCACTTTCAAATACATATCTTTGATTTCTATTAGTAATAGTATATGTTTCGCCATTAGTTTTAAAATATAACAACCAACTTGAATCTAAATTTTCACCGGAAATGTCTCCTGACTTTCCTAATGAAAATCCGTTAATAGTATTAATGTCTTCTGCAAGGATTAATTTCCAATCTCTTTCTTCTGTATCGTATCTAAGAGCAAAATCTTTATATGCAAAAGTTTGATCAATTATTTGTACCTTTAAATCATTTGAAAATGTTTTTGAAAATACTGGAACAATTTCAATTATTTTACTACCTTCATTTATAGTATCTGAAAGAACAATGTCTCCGACATTGTTTTCATCAAAACTATTTCCTTCATTAGTAACGCTAACAACTTTTGTCCAACGATACGTTGATGCTCCGAGCTCAGTATCTAAAGTAGTTAATGTTCCGTTTGGCAAGAAGAATTGCGGAGTACCATTAGCAGTAGTTGGAGGTGCAAATTTAATCATTGCGCCTGGTTCTAAAAATCTTAAATTATTTGTAACAAAAGATCCTACTTTAAATGTTTGGTTACTGTCAAGTTCTCCTACAAGTATTCCAGAATTTTGATTTGTACTTTGATAATAATTTTTCCAGACAGCTGATAAATCGCTTGTAGACTTTCTTGGATATTGTCCGTTATAGAAATTACGTAAGTTCGTAGATTGTATTATGCCTTCTACTGTATTATATATAACACCCTCAATATCACTTTGCGTAACAAATTTAAAATCAGTATTTGTTTCAAATGTATCTCTATAAATTACACCATCATCTGCAAACAAACTAGTGTTGCTGTATTTTCCTGTTGCGTCTTTAAGATCAAAATAACGGCTTATACCACTAGAGATTCTATTAACACTTTTTGTTTTAATAATATCTTGACTAATTGCTAACGGTCCAACATTATAATCTTCTGCTGTAATTAATCTGTTTTGTGTATAATAAGTTGCTGGAGCATTTTGTTTTATACTTGTATTTGTTTCAGTAGCTGATCCGTTTGATACTGTATAATTTAATCTTAGTCCAAGTGTAAGTTTTTCTAAGTTTCCGTTTCTACCTTGATAAGGAATTTCTATGTTAACATTACCGATAGAATTTGGAGTAACAATCATATTTGCATTAGCACTTGTTCTATAGAAAACTTTAAAATTACCTGCAGGTAAGTTTCCAAAAACTCCATCACTAAAAACTAAATTTATTCTGTCGCCTACTCTAGTTACAACTGAAAATATATTTCTTATTCCTGAAAAAAGGCTATTGTAAATTACGTTATTACCTTCTACATTATCTAATTTAGTCCAACCTTGTGTTTCAAAGCCGTTAGAATCAATGTTATATAACCATACATCGTCATTGTTAATATTTTCTGCATCTACTGCAATAATTTGATTAGGCACTGGATTGTTTACAGCAAAATTACCTGTTTCTAGTTTACCTTGACGGAAGTGCATAAAAAACCCAGTATTGATACTAGAAGCACCTTGACCGTCGTCGCGAAAAAGTAAAGCAGGACTTGTTCCTGGTAGAGGAGGTTCTTCTACAATTTTTGAACCTTGAATATCTGTACTTACAACTTCAAATCGTGTACTTACTCCTTCAATATTTTTAGAGAAAGGAAAAATAGCACTGTCTGTATTAGTAGATTGTAATCTATATTTTTGTGTTTGTACACCGTCAATATTCTGAGATTTCAAAGGATTACCAATTGAATTTTGTACAGGTAATGCAGCATTTAATATTTTAATAAATTGTTCAAAATAACCTGTGTTACTTTGATCATTCCATTTAATAACTCGACCTGCAAGCTGTGAGCCTGCGCTATCTTTTAAATTTTCAGTTGTTTTTACTGTAGCAATTTTTAACAATCCGTTTGCTGCTTGATTTCTGCGTGGATTGTATGACAACATACGTGCTAAACGAAGAATTGATTCTCTACGTTCTGCTGTTTCAAGGAAATTTTCTCTAGCATTTAGATCAACACGGAATGATAAGTTTTGCCCAAGGAATGCAATCATATCAATTAGTGCAAGGTATTCGCTAGACTCGATATAGTCGTTAAAATCTTCTGGATAGTTTTGACGCAGATAATTAATCATTGTTCTGCGTAAATTATCAAAATCATAGCTTTGGAAGTCTGCATTCCTAAAACTTTGATATATTCTTTTCCAGTCTTCAGTTACTAATAACCTTGATTGTCTGTCGCTTGTAGACATAGCAATTTCCTTGTTTTACTTAAAAATATTTATCTGATCTGAAAAAGTGCGTATTTAATTTTATAACAATCCGTTCTTCTGATCGAAGCGGAATTTTAGTTGTTCAGATATATCGTAAGGTATAAATGCAACAGTACAATCTATTGTAATTCCTTGCTCGTATGTATCTACAACTATTTCAGTAGCAGACAATCTTTCGTCATAGTTTACAATAGTAGTAACGTTATTAATTATAGCTTCTTGGATAGCCGGTGTAAACGGTTCGTATAATAAATCCCAAATAATACAACCAAAAGTAGGATCACTTAATTTTTCACCTTGGCGTATATGAAAATGGTTTATTAAATCTTGTTTGATAAGCTCAAAATCATACAAACTAAAACTATTATTTTCTAGATTAGCTGTGCTAAAGCCTCTGTATGCTCTTCCTGACTTTACTGTACGACTCGGGGCATTTACAGTAACTCTTTTATATAGATTTTTTTCTAGTTCGCTCATACTGTATTTACCCTATTCATCTGACCCAGGATCATTGTCATCATTTACTCCATCTGCATTTGGAGTACCGTCAGAATTTTGAGGTCCTGGTAAGTTTTGTTGATCTTCTGGTTGTACTACTGGATCTTCTAAATCATTACCTCTTTCTTCGTCAACTATTGGATTAACCGTTTCGTTAAAGTTAGAAGGACCTGCTGGTATTGTTCCGTTTCTTGGAAAGGTAAACGCTCCTCCTTCAGAGGTATGAGCACTAAAATGCATAGCATCATCTAAACTATTCCAGGCTCCGCCCCAACCTAAGCCGTGTTTATTTGCAATTTCTAATGTATTAGGTGGCATATCTGTCATAGGAGCATTTCTAGGTCTCGGTCTATAAAGTCCGTTTGGAAAAGTATTTTCTACAGGGTTTGGCCAATTAATATCTATAGCTGCACCACTAGCGTGACAACTCCAACTTCGGCCGCCTCTAGTTGACCTGTAAGAATATCCGCCTAAGAGTTTAATTTCATATCCAGTAGCTTCAAATTCATCTAAGAACGCTTGGAAGTTTGGAGCAAATACTTCTGCTACTTGACAGCTTAATCCAGCACGTCTTGCATATACTGATACAAGTCTGCCTTGACCATTTGGATCAAACTCTGTACTGCTTGGCTGTGTAGAATTTGGTGAGCTATTAACTTGACCGTCGCCTGTTCCGCCATCAAAACTTCCTGAATTTCCGGAAGAACCAACTACAGTTCTAGAACTTGTATTTGTAGCTTTATTTTTATTGAATATATCCGGTGTTTCAATTCTATCAGCTGGTACTAACGGGCCAGGCATTTCTCTATCAGTTTGTTCTTTTTTAAATGCTTGAGGATTTAAGTTTTCGTGATGCATCCAAGGTTCGTGCTGCGGAGCACGAGTTAGTATACTTTCGTAAGGAACAGGTTGTTGCGCACCAGGGAATATGTAAGGTAATGTGACAGTTGTTAAAGGTTCAATTTTTACTGCATCTACAGGATCACTTGCTTGTGTTGCATTAAATGCTGTAAGTGCAATAACTGTGTCGTCACCTTCCGATGCTGGACTACTGAAACCACTGTTTAAGTGTATTTGATCTGCATCTTCTTGAATAATTCCTACTGCTTGAACATTTACATTTGTTGCAGCATTATGATAAGAACTTTGTGCAGTAATAACGTGATGAGATCCTGTAGCTTCTTGATGCATACTGCCAGTACTAATATCAGTCATATTTGCTAATGTCTCAGTTACAATATTACCTGTTACTTTTAGACTTAGGTCTCCTTCTATAACTTTATGATCCCATCCTGTAATCACACCATCCATATTGCCTTGAATACGGAATCTACAATCTCCACTATCCATTCCTTCACCAGTTGTTGATAGATTATAACTTGCAGATTTATCGTATCTTATTCCAACAGTTAAATCGTGCATATTAACACCTGCATAACGGAAAGTACTTGCACCGCTCTTTTGATGCATTGATTGATCAGCTTTAATTCTTATATTTCTATTACTATGTACTGCATAATCTTTTTTAACAGTGGTTTTCATACCTAGAGAAACATTAGTATCAGACTCTCCTACAACAGTAAGTTTATAATCTTTACCTACGTGGAATTGTGTATCAAATTCACTTTCAATGTGAACACGGCCACTAGGTTTATCATCAAATGTTGCCTGACCATCACTCCATCTTGCTGAGGCGGACAAGTTAATATTACGACCTGCTTCTATATTAAAATCTCTTTCAGCAGTAAAATTAATATCATTATCTGACATAATGCTAATACTGTCTTGTGCGTGTATATCAATTTTACCGTCTGATGTTAATTCTATCCAGGCAGTTCCTCTGCTATTTCCGATATAAATTAAATCTTCCGAATTATGTAAAAGTATTTGATGACCAGTTCGTGTTCTTAGTCTTAATAATTCATTATGAGGAATAGTTTCGTCGCCGCCAGTTTCACCATTTAATCTATTAATATAGATAGGCGGTCCATCTTCTGCGTGTGTTGCTCTAAGGAACTTATCATTACCGTCGTCCATTACAACAGAATGTCCACCTAATCTATTATAAGGAACATTTGCTTTTTTACCAGTAGTACCTACATCAAATCTAGGGCTTCCTGCACGTTTATCTTGTGGACCGGGTGTATTAACTCCAAATACTGCACTAGGAATTTCTCTTCTAGCACTTGAGGTTGTTGTTCCTCTATTTTCATCAAATAACAAACCTTGTACTTCAAGAATATTTGTAAAGTCTTTGTTGTATGGTTTATTAAATAATGTAGGATCTATTAGTTCGCCTGTTTCTAATTTTTTATTATATTCACCTACTGGTAATTTTGCACCTTTTAAATTTTGTGGTGTAACGTCTGTTGTTCTATCAGTAGAAGCACGACCGTCAGGAACCATAAAATTCATATAGTCGTCTTGTATACAACCAATCCAATATCCAAAATTTGCATTTCCTTCAGCAAATATAACAAGAACTTTAGTTCCAATATCTGGTGGTACCATCCACATACCGTAAGATTTTTGAGTATACTGATATCCATCATTTTCTTGTAGTCCTTTTACAGGTGTAACACCATAAAAAGGAGAAAGATATTTTACGTTCATTACCTGACCACTGCGCTCAGGTGTTCCGCCGGCGCCTGTATATCTTAGAATTTCTACTTCTAAGGTACCCATATATTTGGTGTCAAGATGATTGACAACAATTGCTTCGTATGGCCCGGAGTCAAAGACTCCAGTTAATGCCGACGTTGTTCTAGTATAATTTCCTGACATTTATATCTCTCTTAAATTGCTCCTGATTGACGCCACGAACTAGCAGCAGCTTCAGTTGTAGATGTAGTTCTACTATCATTGTCGTCGTTTCCAGCTTCAGTAACAGTACTGACTCCGCTTGTGCTAACTGGTTCTGGACACGGAGTTCTTGTAGGAGGTGGTGGCGGAGCCGGAGGCGCTCTTCCTTCTAATGCTTCATTTTGTTCTGTTAGTCGTTGTTCTCTTCCTCTTGGATCTGATGCATCTGGATCAGTATCACTTTGTACATCCTCTCCTGCTCCTCCAAACGCTTCTAAAGGATCTGTCGTATCGCTCGGCTCAGTTCCCGGAATTTGGTTTCTTCCTCTTGGATCTGTTAGATCTGGATCTGTTCCCGGAGGAACTACACCGATATTTGTTCCTGCGACATTTGAAGCTCCGATATTTTGCTCACTGTGAGGAGAAGCCGCAGCAGCACTTGTTCCGTGGACTAGAATATCTTTAACCTTTTTACCTGTTCTAAAATCATATCTATCATCTAACGGATCTATAACTTCGTACACATAAACTGCATTACCGCCAGGGAGTTCTGATCTCAGTATTGGTTGTGATCCAGGTCTGCCTTGTCCAGATACTGCACCAACACTAGTTCCAGCTGCTCCTCTTGCAACTTGTGTTCTTGGTGACTGACCTGTTTCTGGTACTGCGCCACTAGGCCCGTCTGAGTTAACATCGACTAGCGTTGTTTCTCCTGGTTCACCTAGTCTAATTTCTTCTAATTCTTGATATAAAGTATCAGGGTCGTGGTTAGCTCTATTAAGGCCATCACCTGCATAATAGCTTTGACCTTTTTGTACTATTCTTGATTGTCCTTGTAATCTATACGGTACTGGCATACTTGCAAATTCCTGTGCAAGTTTAATCATAAATCTATCAGTTGCGTATGAGCCTTCAAGCCATTCGTTTAATTTTCTATATCTTTTTAAAATGCCTATAATTAATGCATCTTGTACATCACCTGTATAGCGTGTTGTTAAAGGATCTATTCCTAAAATTTCAATTGCGCCAGTAAGTGTGCGTTTAATAAACTGATATCTGCCGCAAGCACTAGAAGCATATCCTGAATTAATCCGTTGAGTTTGAAATCTCTGAACTTCTGCACACGTCATTTGTATTAGCGAAGGTTCGGATGTTCCGGGCCATAGACTAGTATAAGGATCTGCGCCAGCTACTGCTTCACCTTTAGCAATTAAATCTAAAAGTGATTTCTGTTGATCTGTAATCGATATTGCAGGCATTATACTCCTCCATTACCGCCTGGACCTGCAGGCGGTCTTGATCTTGGTGCAGGTGCAGAGAACGGTGGAATTTGTTCTCTACCTCTTGGGTCAGAAACAACAGGTCCAGCGCCGCCGAATGCACTTAAAGATGTGTCACTGTATGTACCTTGTCGAGGTGCTGCTGGGAATATAGATTGGTTCGGCGACCAAGAAAAATCTCCTATTTGAATTACTGGTTGGCTAAAGGCAATATCATCGCCTGCTGCTGTTGAGTTTCTATTAAACAATGGCATACTCATTAATAAATTTTCTGCCGAAGTTGATGTTAAATTTGCAACTGCTGCGACAGCACTAACAGGTTGCGTTGTTTGGCAGGGATCAGATGCTCCAGCAGTACTATTCACAGAATTATTAGCACCGGTAGCTGCATCTGTACCTAAAGTACGTTCTGTAGATTCATTAAGTGATGTTTGATCATCAGGGCTAATTGGATTTCTATTTACTGTAGGCTCGTCATCTTGACCTCTACGTCTAATCAGTTTAAGTAGTTGGGTAAATTTTCCACCACTGAAAGTATTTGTTACGGCCCATATACTAAACAATCCACTAAATTGAGATACAGACTGTGGAAATTCCATTGTTGCTCCTGCTACTTGATAATCAAACGGAGTGTTAAAGTTTACTACACAAAATACTTCATTTTGAAGATAATTCATTGTACGTTCTTGTAATACGTTTGGATTATCTGTAGAATTGCCTAAAAAGTTTCCTGTTTGCTGAGGTAAAAAGAACGGATCTCCCCAAATTTCCATTTCAGCAGTGACCATATCAGCAGGAGAATTTATTAAAGTATTGTGAAATTGTTCTGCAATACGTTGTTTTACGTCTGAACTTTCAGATCCAGCAGTATACCTCATTTCTGTTGTTTCTTTAATTTGTCCGCCTGATTCTCTTTGACCTGTGGGCGGATTTTCTAAAGAAAGTCTTGTACCTTTTTGCTCGTCGCCGTTTTGCTGTGTAGCTTTGTTCGAGCTTGCTTGTGCAATTGATGCACTATTTTGTCCGTAGTTAGCAAATGCTGCTTGGAAAAATGCATTATTAAATGCAATATCAAAGTTTAATACATCTTCGTTTTTTCCTGTATAGAAATAATTGTATTCTTTTGGTGCAAGTGCTTTTAGTCCTTCTGTGTTTTGAGCACGTTGGCTCGGTCCTAAAAACTTTGCTTCGTCACTGTGATAATCTATAATACTATACACATATACCCTTGGTGATCTTCCTCTTTGTTTTTCTGCTATAGGATTTTTATCTATAAAAACTTGTGTATCTATTTTAAACCATTTTCGAGTACCGTTGTTTGTTTCTTCTGTTGCTTTCTCTTTTGCATACTTACTTTGCAAAATAACTTTAGTAATAATATCTGTTATCATTTCGCCTTGTTGAAATTGATAAGTTCTACCTTTTTCAGATACATTTGTTTCGGCAGATCCTATATCAACAACATCGCCAAACTCGTCATAAGATGCAGCCTGTTCAGCTTGAGGTTGTTGTCCCGGTTCAGCAGTATTTTCAACTAAATCGCTTAAACCTATCTCATTCATATTATTTGGATCGGCGGTATATGCTTTTAATACATTAAACAATTGACTAGGAGCATTAACAGAATTGTTTTCTATACCTTCTTGACGTTTCTCTGTACTCCTATCAATTTCTGGATTAGCTAGTCCTTTTTCTCTACGCTGTTGTTCTGGTGCGTCAACTGTTAATGCTTGGTTAAGGCCAGCAACCTGGTTTGACAATCCGTTAACTAAATTTACAAGATCTGCAGGGTTCTTTGGAAACGCAATAATATATCTATCTTCAGCAATTACTGTTCCAGCTTGCTCTAGTTCTTGTACTCTTTCGTTATAAACTGCTTGGACACTTCTTTCATCTCCGTTTAAAACTTCATAAACTTTTTGTCCTGCTGTATTAATTCTAGTTTTAGTTTCCTGTATCTTATCGTCAAGACCTGTTTCTGTCATAGGAACAGCTTTCACAGAATATGTACTACCTTTGCCTGTTACAGAAAAATCTATTTTTGTAATTAATACAGGAACATATATAGGATCACCTATATTAATTGCAGATTCGCCGTGCTCGCCCCACCCAACAAACTCAAATTTTAAACAAAACGGAACGTCGGTATAATTTGAATAGCCTAATTCAGCAGAGCTGCCTAATATTGCTTCAATAAATTGACCCATACTATACGGCTCAACAACATCAAAAGTAACAGTAGTTCCAAGGGCTACGTTTGTTGCAGTGTTTGGCGCAATTACTGCATCCATTTCTACATTATCAATATAATATTCTGCGTCTTCGTCGCCTTCTAAATAAGTTTTATATCTTTTATCAAGTTTCCCGCCACCGCTACGCACAATATAGCTTTGCGTAAAATCATCTGCGCCCCTGTATGTTCCAGGAAAATTAAATTCTTGATCATTAAGAACACCCAAAGTTATAATATAGTTCCAGCTTATCATTTCTCTTAAAGGATTTGGCAATTTACTTGCCGCTGTTCCAGAACGTGATATAGCACTCACTCCTGCGCCACTAACTGCGTCACTATCCCAAGGTGATTTAAATGTTAAATCTAAAAAGTCTCCTGTTATTCCTGAAGTATCTCCAAGTCCTTCTGCTAGTTGTCTAATTCTATCAAATTCTCCACCAACTGATCCTATTAATTCTCCAACATCTCTAGGAAGTACTGTAACAACATTTTGAATAAGATTATTAAAATTTCCAAAACTTCCAACTATTGAATTAAGGCTAGAAATATCAAAACCGTTTAATGCAGAAATTTTTCCTCTAATAGAACTTACAGTTGAACCAAATGATCCAGATACTCTGCTAAGTGTTCCAGCTACATTTGAAATTGTTCCTAATGTATTTGTAATTTTGCCTAATCCAGATAGTCCTGCATTTATATTAATAGATCCTCTATTAGAAATACCTTGTATTTCTTGTGCTACAGCACCTGCGGCTGCTGCTACATTTCCTACTTGAGAAATGTTAGGAACTAGTCTGTTTAAACTTTGTGGATTAAAAATATCATTAGCGTTTAAATTAGTGTCAATAAAACTCCTAGCACTAGTTGTAGCTCCAAGTGTAGATAAATCTGCACCAACTGCATCTCTAATTTGTTGCATTGCTGGAGTAACGTTTCCAGCTTCTGAAGCGAATCTTCCTTGTAAATCTCGTGTCAGTGGCTGAGATTGACGTGTTATCGATTCTACTCCAACTCTAAGAGAGTTTAATTCAGATGTAGCAGTGTTTATAATTTTTGCAAAATTAATTGCCATTTTACTTTCCTAAAATAGCCGACAAGTTTGATCCCTGAGGCAAATATATCTTTGTGCCAGCAACAAAGTCAAAGACAGGATCTTTAATTATATCAGGATTGCGTTGAGCAAAAATCCACCAAAGATCTTTTTTTCCGTATAAATCGTGTGCTAGTAAATCTGGTCTATAATTATAAGCTGGAATTATTTCGTATAATACGTCATTACCTGCAACAGGTACAGGACGAGGTACAAATATATCTAAATACCCTGCGGTATTAACCGGAGTTTTTCCGTATGGTCCGTTTCCTTTACCTTTCATTATACAAATCCTTCGTCTTGACCAATGTGTCTGCCTGATGCATAATCAGTTAAACTAAATCTTGCTTGAGATCTTCTAGCGTACTGTGGAGCAAGTGTTACTGTTATTGTTGCTTGAGCAGGAACATAGTTTTCTTTTCCGTCAACTACTGTTTTTATATAATCTATATCCGCAGGAAGGTCAGTTGTAAAGTTTGTAATTAATACTGGAATATCATTAAGTACGTGAGGACCATAACCATTTAATCTACAGACAACGGGCGGCTGTCCTAATAATGCTTCTTGTCCGCTGTCTCCATAAAACATTTTAGTAGCCGTTCTTAAAAAATGTATACAGGCAATAAAATACTGTGCATCTTCAGTAGTTTCATTTAAGTATTCACCAGTAATTGTATAATTGTCAACCTGACTATTTTCATAAGCATTATAAGGAAAATTAGTATGTACTGGATGAACTTGAGAATAATTTGCACTATGTCCAATTAGCACTGTAGGAGTAAAAGGAAAAATCATTCTATTTCCTGTTCCAGCTAATGGACTTAAAATCTGACCAGCATTTGGACCTGCTATAAATATTTCAGGAACACTTATACTTACTCTCCAATCGCTTGCATCTGCTGTCGAAATGTTTGCCGATAATACTGCACGAGATAGTTGGCGCGATCTTGGAGCAGCATTGTATCCTACTCCTTGAGAAGCATTTCCTATCATTCGTATTGCACTACCTACATTTGCTAAACTATTGCCTCGATTAATTAAGTTATCTACAGCACCAACTGTGTTTCTTAACGACCCTGCAATTGTTGACACTTGTGAAAGTGTGCCTGTTAATCCGCCAGAGGTATCAAAATTTCTAATAGTGCTTGCAGCACGATTTATGTTCGAACTAACGTTATTAATAGTGTTAGACACAGAACGTATATTGCTAAAAGCATTATTCACTTTTGTACTAAGATTGTTAAAGGCACTAAAAATACTCATAATACGGTTTCTCCATTAGTATTTAGTTGACAAACTTAACAGAGTATATTATAATAAATATAACAACTGGAGCAACAAATGAGACCTAAAAATTACCTCAATAACAAAGACATTCTCAAAGAAATACATCGATCAAAAAATACATTCAATAGCTTTGTTGAAAAAGATTATGCAAACTATGATATTATTTTAGAAAGCGTTGATAAAATTAACATTAGAACTATTGCAGAAGCAAAACGTAACAAAGCAAAAAAACTAAGCAGCGAAGAGTACGATAAACGTAAAACAGCAGGTGAAAAAGTTAAACAAGCAGACTGCGAAATTGACTATAAAAGCATTACCAAAGAAGAATTAATTTTTCGAATTATGACGTTTGATCATATTCCAGAAGAGCCAGGACGTAAAAAGAATCCTAAAACTATAGCAGATACAAAAGTAAAATTAAATTTTCCACCTTTTCAACACTATAAGTTTAACGAAGACGGTGAACTAATCTGTGTTGGCAAAAGTCATTGGCAAGGTGGTATGGAAAACGGATACTTTAGTATAACCCACGGAAAAGCTACAGACAAACTTGCACTTATGTGGATGAAACTGTGTGATCGTTATGCTACAAGAGGAAATGTGAGAGGATACACCTACAATGACGAAATGCGAGGACAAGCGATACTGCAACTTGCTCAAATTGGTCTACAGTTTGATGAGTCTAAAAGTCAAAACCCCTTTGCTTACTACACAGCGGCAGTTACAAACTCATTTGTACGTGTTATCAACATTGAAAAACGCAATCAAAACATTAGAGACGACATCCTTGAAATGAATGACTTGTCTCCAAGTTATACAAGACAACACCAAGGCGAGTGGGAAGCAAGTGTTCGTAGAAACGAAGAAGCCGATATGAGTTCATTTTCTAAAAAATAAGGTTGACAACTGTATAATTACATAGTATACTTTAACAAGTATATATGGAGGATAATCCTTGTTTAAGAAAGCTGCGGTGTTTACAGACATCCATTTTGGCCTAAAAGGCAATAGTCGTGTTCATAACGACGACTGTGAAGAATTTATCGATTGGTTTATTGAAACTGCAAAAGCTAACGGTTGCGAAACTGGAATCTTTTGTGGAGACTGGCATCATAATCGTAATTCACTTAATCTTACCACTATGGATGCAACTATTCGATCAATGGAAAAGCTAGGAGCTGCATTTGAAAAGTTTTACTTTTTTGATGGCAATCACGACTTGTATTACAAAGACAAGCGTGATGTAAACAGTACTGCATTTGCAACATACATTCCAGGTATCACATTTGTTGACAAAATTACAACAGTTGATGATGTAACACTTGTTCCTTGGTTAGTAGGTGACGAATGGAAAAAAATGACCAAATTAAAAAGCAAATATGTGTTTGGTCATTTTGAACTTCCTAGCTTTTATATGAACGCTATGGTGCAGATGCCAGATCACGGTGACTTGAAGGCAACAGATTTTGCTAACCAGTCATATGTTTTTAGCGGACACTTCCACAAACGTCAAGTACAAGGTAACGTGCATTATATCGGCAATGCGTTTCCGCACAACTATGCAGATGCGTGGGACGATGATCGCGGTATGATGATTCTTGATAGAGAAAATAACAAAGAACCTGAATATATCAATTGGCCTAACTGTCCTAAGTATCGGACAGTTAAACTTTCTCAGCTATTAGACGAAACAGACACGCTTGTTAAAAACAAAATGTATCTGCGAGTAACTCTAGACTTACCTATTAGCTACGAAGAAGCAAATTTTATCAAAGAAACTTTTATAAAAAATTATAACTGTCGAGAAATTACTCTTATTCCCCAAAAACAACTAGAAGAAATTAACACAGATTTAGATATTGCACAGTTTGAAAGTGTAGATCAAATTGTTGCAGGTGAAATTGCAGAGCTTGACACTAACAATTACGATAAAAGTATGCTGCTAGAAATTTACAACGGACTAGAACAATAAATGATTCGTATTAAAGATTTAACCGTAAAAAACTTTATGAGTGTAGGTAATCAAACCCAGGCTGTAGACTTCGATAAGGAGAACCTAACACTTGTGCTAGGTGAAAACTTAGATCAAGGCGGAGATGACTCAGGATCACGCAATGGTACTGGTAAAACTACCATTATTAATGCTCTTAGTTACGCATTATACGGTACTGCACTTACAAACATCAAAAGAAACAACTTAATTAATAAAACTAACTCAAAAGGTATGTTGGTTACACTACATTTTGAGAAAAATGGTATTGATTATCGTATTGAACGTGGACGTTCTCCTAATGTGTTAAAGTTTTTTATTAATGAACAAGAACAAGAGCTTGTTGACGAGTCACAAGGTGATAGTCGCAAAACACAAGAAAGTATTCAAGAACTTTTAGGTATGAGTCACGATATGTTTAAACATATTGTTGCACTAAACACCTATTCAGAACCTTTCTTAAGTATGCGAGCAAATGATCAACGTGCAATCATTGAACAATTACTCGGTATTACATTACTAACTGAAAAATCTGAACTACTAAAAGAACAAGTTCGAAATACTAAAGATGCTATTACTCAAGAAACACTTAAAATAGAAGCAATACAAACTGCTAATTCAAAAATTGAAAACACTATTGAAAGTTTAAAAAGAAATCAACGTGCGTGGCTATCAAAAAAATCACAAGACATAGAAAAACTTGAGCGCGGTATTGAAGAACTTGAACGTGTAGACATTGATTCAGAACTAGATGCACACGAAAAATTAGCAAATTGGACAGAAATGAACAATGCTATTTTGGCTCTTAATAAAGAAAAAAGCACATTAGAAAGTGCATTACTACGTGCTACAAGTTCTGTTGAAAAGGCAGAAAAAGACATTGCAAATCTTGAAGATGCAACCTGTTATACTTGCGGGCAAGCACTGCACGACGATAAACGAAAAGAAATTGAGTCAAGAAAAGACAAAGAATTAAACGATGCAATGGCTTATCAAGTAGAAGTTGCAGGAAAATTAGAAAATGTGCTCAAAGGCCTAGACGAAATTGGTAATATTAACGGCCGACCAAACACATTTTATGAAACTGCTAAAGAAGCATACGAACATAGAAACAACGTAGATAATTTAAAACAAACACTTCTAAACAAACAACAAGACGAAGACCCGTATCAAACTCAGATTGACGAGTTGAACTCTAGTGCTATTCAAGAAATATCTTGGGATATAGTAAACGAACTAACAAATTATAAAGAACATCAAGAATTTTTGTTAAAACTTCTTACAAACAAAGATAGTTTTATTCGCAAGAAAATTATTGATCAAAACCTAGCATATCTAAACAACAGACTTACATACTATCTTGATAAACTAGGATTGCCGCATCAAGTTCTGTTCCAAAATGATTTGAATGTTGAAATTACACAACTAGGTCAAGACTTAGACTTTGATAACTTGTCAAGAGGCGAACGCAACAGACTTATCTTAGGATTAAGTTTTGCATTCCGCGATGTCTGGGAAAGTTTGTATCAACACATTAACTTGTTGTTTATTGATGAGCTAATTGACTCAGGTATGGATACTGCTGGTGTTGAAAACTCGCTAGGCATTCTCAAGAAAATGGGAAGAGAGCGTGATAAAAACATTTATTTGATCAGTCACAAAGATGAACTTATTGGTCGTGTTAATCACGTACTAAGAGTTGTAAAAGAAAACGGCTTTACAAGCTATGCAAATGATATAGATGTGGTAGACTGATGGAAAGTGATATACACGATCAGTTAGTTCAAGCATATTTAGAGTATTTCAAGGCTAACGAAAAATTTGAAAGGCAAAATAGTGTACGTACACACAGGTATGTACGTAAATGTTTAAGAGACATTAGGCAACTAGCAAAAGATAGAGCAGAAGAAATACACAAATTGCATAATGCAACCCGAATAACCAGAAAATAGGCAAAACAATTTAGGCTCTGGTAAGTAACTGATGCAGTGGACTTACCAAGGACAAACAATTGACACTATACCAGAAGAGTATGAAGGCTTTGTTTATCTTATTACCAATCTTACCACTGGGCAAAAATACGTAGGCAAAAAACTAGCAAAGTTTAAAACAACTAAGCCACCACTCAAAGGCAAAAAAAATAAACGTAGAGGCTACAAAGAAAGCGATTGGAAAGACTATTGGGGTTCATCTGATAGACTTAATGCTGATGTTGAAGCACTAGGCCCAGAAAATTTCATAAGAGAGATATTATATCTTTGCAAAGGCAGAGGCGAAATGTCTTACATCGAGGCAAGAGAGCAATTTGACCGCCGTGTATTAGAGAGCGACGAGTATTACAATGGAATTATTAATGTTAGAGTTGGCGGTTCCGACAAATTGCGACAGGCATTGCTAGAACATAGCATCAAGGCAAAACAATCCAACACTTAAGGTTGGCGGGCCAGTTCAAAAATACCGCTGTGGAAAAAGCTAGGGTGATACCTGCACACGTAACATACTGATTGACTACCC